AGGTTAATACAGTTGCCAGTCCTGAGATCAATCATAGTCATGCGCTTATATGGGAATATTATAGCACACCTATTGAACTTTGACAAATGGTCCAGCAAGGTCTGATTGAGAAATATTCATCTTTGAAGACAAAAAGTATGCATGAGACACCAATTCTCCAAGTTTGCCCTGCTGATTTGCCATGAGGAACATCTTAATATATCTAAGGTGCCTTAATTTTGCTCTAATTTTTGTAGCAAAGTTCTTACCAGAGGGAACACCAGAGTCCATAATCATCATTGCTTTGATGAATTCATCTGGTGATACAGATTTCCTGTCAATTTCTGGACCCACAATATCTACAGGAACATTTCCACTTGACATAGACAAAACTCTTTTAAAATAAGTTTGCCAGTATTTAATTTGAACATCAGATGCTTTACCATTAAGAGGAATATTAAAATTTAAATCCTCATTAGTATACTTCCTAACCAATTTTGCCATTTCTGGTCCAGGAATAGAACCATTTCTTGCAGAAGCAGTAACGTATTTTCCTTTATTGTTTATTGCTTTATCTCTTGGTTCTGTAACATCAGCAGATTTACTTCCTACTTTTGTCTCCCAGGTGTACCTTTTTTTGTAAGCGCCTGCTTCAAATTCCATTTCAAATCTTAAAGAATTTCCAACAAAGTCCATATCATTTGCTCTTCTTCCAGATGAAATTTGAAACCTAGTATTTAGTGGAGTTACAATTGAACCAGATTTAACCTCAAGTCCATCTGGACCAAGAGCAATGTTTGTTGGAGTGATCTTGACATTTACATTCTTTGTCTTCTGCTTGAGAGAAATTGGAATTAAAATCTTTTCCTCTAGAAGAGAAGACATATATCTATTCACTGTACCAACAAAAATACCAGGATCTAAATCAGAAAATTGTTTTTTAAGTTCACTTATAGTAGTTTTAATTTCTCTTTCTTTATTTGCTTTTACAATATAGACATCTGCAGTATCCCAGGAGTCTTTCTTGCTTGCAAAAATCTTTTTCTGTTCCCTGCCAAAACTATCCCAAATATAATTCAATACATCAGTTGTTTTTGTTGGTGGAATAGAATTTGTTCTTCCATCATAATGAGCGTATTTCCATGATGTATCTTTAGAACCACTGCTGTGTCCAATGTATAACATCAATGCTTCAGTACCCGCAAGAATACCTTCCCTCCAATCATTTGACATGGAGGGGTATTCTTTATCCATAGCATCAGTCATCCCAGGAGATACTCCAGGTTTTGCAGATGCTCCATTGTTAATTGCTTGATAATAAGATGCAATGGATGCTGCTTCAAATTTTGCAGTATCTGCCATGAATCAAAGTGATGCAATAATTTTTAAGATTTCAGTTTCAGAGAACTTACCAGAGGTTTCTAATTCCTCTTTCATACCTTTCTTTTTCTTATCATTAAGAGCCTTCTTCATGGCCTCTTCTTTGTTACCATCACCATCAAAGTCAAGGTAGTCAGGTTTAGATCCCTTCTTCTCTGCAACATACTCTTCTTTATTCATATCATTTCTATTGTATTTTTCAGCATCCTTGTTCAATGCCTTGACAATCTTACCAGACTTTTTACCTGCCTCAGTTCCTTTGTCACCACCTTGTAGTGCTGTACGTGACAGGTTTCCTGCCTTGCGGAACATGGTGTTTCTCTTACCTCTTGAGAGTTCTTTGTAACCCTCTTCAACTTCAGTCTCAACCTGTTCATTCTTGGGAACACAGTTAGGAACCATCTTACCACCTTTCTTCTTCATCCCAACTTGCTTATGGGAGTCCCAGCAAGGATCACTTTTCTTCTCATTAAACATCTTGAGAAGACCATTATTAATAATAGCAGAGTCTTCAGCAACTACTGTGCTATGCAATCTTTGAACTCTCTTGTCTTGATTATGTCTTGTGGACCAAGTTTCTGAAAGTCTCTTTTGCTGTCTATACTTTACAAACTCTTCAAGAGCTTGCTCTTTATTTTTTAATTTGATTCTACTAAATGTCTCACCAAATGCTTCAAGAATTCTTTGTACTTTCTCTTGTCTTCCAACAATAGAAGATTCAGGAACCATGTTTGAGATGATGTCCTCTGCTTCAGATACAGAAACTTCTTCAAGAACTACTTCAAGAACTTCTTCAGCAATGTTACGAAGATCATCATCTTTGAGTCTTGCAGTGTTCATTTCACTGATCAGATCTCTTTGTGAATTTAATTCTTCTTTTGCTTCTTGACTATGGACTGCAGTATATGCATCCATAAAGTTACGCATTGATGAGGACATCTCTACAATTACTACATATCTCTTTTTATTTATGCTGGAGGATATTCAGTAGGTTCTGATGATGGTTCTGGGTAGGTCTTTTCATTTTTATTAAAACCAAATGGTCCAACACCAGGTGTATCAAATTTACGACGTTTTTGTGCCATACTACAGACTGTTTCCATAACTTTAATTGTATCTTCTACAGTGCAGTTTTCTGGCATACTACGATGCACAATATCAAAGAGTGGAAAGAACTCTTTAGCAGCATCATTCACCTCACCAGGTGTTAGTGGATCATACTCTTGCATCATTTACCTCCAGTGTCATAACCAAGTTTGTCATCTTCTTGTTTTAGTTTATCTTGTTCCAACTTATTAAGTTGTTCTTCAATTTTAGTATCAATATTTAAAATAAGATTACGAATATCAATAATTCTTGTAGGACAACAAGAGATATCTAAAGTGTACTCTTTTTGCTCACGAAATAGTGTGCCTCTAAGAGCTGCTGCAGTTTGAATATCAAGTTCAAGATTGATCATACATCTCCTTCTTTACGGTTCTCAGAATAGTACTCATTAAAAGCACCATCAGGATACCTTGCACTCAGTTTCTCAATATTCATATCAAGAATTTCATCAAAGTTAGTATCTAATGCCATGAATGCTTGAGCAAGATACCAACAAATGTCCCCCAACTCACGCTTCATATGAAATACATTATCTTCATTGTAGGGTTTGCCTTGAAAGATAATCTTCTTAACTACTTCTGTAAACTCACCTGCTTCTGCAGATAGTCCAAGAGCAGCAGTCAAAAGTTGAGAGGTATTAGTTCCATTTGCCTCAAGTTCAGCAATTCTAGTTGCCATGAATACGTAATCAAGACTAGCATCACTAGTAGTTTGCTTCACAAAATCAACATAGTTATTCAAAACTTAAATCCCTCAAATGTTTTTTTAGGTTTCTCTTCTGGATCATACTCCTTATCCTTACCATTGTCAAGGATATCATCTTGAGCTGACTGTTCACAATCATACAATCTCATCTTTGCTCTATCAACACCAATAACAAATCTCTTGAACATATTGATATCATTATATCTGTTCTTCAATTGCTTCACCATAATTTGTCCCAACCCCTCCAACTCTTCAGTGCTAATAAGGGCAAACATAAGATCAGCAGTAGCAGGGAGGCCAAAGGATTCAGAAGTATCAGTAAGTTCAACATCAGAGCTCCCAAAACCAGAACGAGTGGTTTGAGTAGCAGAGAT